ATTAGAATGGGATGCCGATAAGCTTAAGCAAAGCACAAAGCAAAGTTTTAAGTAGTGGATTTTTAGATAGAATCGGAACTACTGGAGAATTTGAAACATTTGTTGCTGAAAATATACTTGAACAATATGGAGTCGCATTTGCTGCTGTATTAGCTGATAATATAAAATTTAAAGGGTTAATTGGTTCAGGTGCTTTAGCCGATAACATTTATCCTGAATTAAGCGAAGATGGAAAAACGTTAACTATTAGCGTTTTAGATTATTACGATTATATTAATAAAGGGGTTAAAGGTAAAGGTCCTGATGCAAAGAATGGTTTAGATAGTCCTTATTTCTTTAAGAATTATGGAATGAATAAGGAAGGAAGGGATAGCATTAAGAAATACATATTAAGTGGTAAAGCAAAGGTTAGAAATATTAGAAACGATAGAGCAGCAGGAATAGGATTAGAAAGAAAAGGAATAGCACAGAAACCGAAGAAAAGTTTATTAGACAGTCAAGTTGACAATTTAATATACTTGATTAAAAGATATGGTATTAAAAAGACCAACTACTTTGATGATGCTGTTAATAAGGTTTTTGGTAATTGGGCAGCAGATATGGCTGCTGCTTTAGGAGAAGATATAAAATTGAATTTAAGATTAGAAAGTAATAAAAAGTATTAATATGGCAATGACATTATCAGGAACTACATCAGCATTAGGATTTGCGAGTGCTCAAGATGATTTATATTGGATAGCTAATTCAAACTATTCAGGAACTACGGATTTCAAATATGTTTTTGATATTTATGTAAACGGTAACCAAAAGATAAGAAGTAAAGTTTATCCTGATCCTACAACTAAAAAAGGTTATTTTGATGCAGGTCCAATAGTTAGAAATGAAATCATGTTTGATTGGTTTACTCCTATAAATGACGGAAGTTCTTTAAATCCACCATGTTTGGTTTCAACACCTGGACTGAATGGAGAAATAGGAACTACTTATGATATAAGATTAGGTTATGAATTATCAGGAGTAACTTATTTAAATCAGGTAAGCGGAAGTGCTTATGCTTGTAATTGGGCAGCTCCATTATTAAGAAGAAAGCAAGTTCCAACTACTTTGTGGGATAACAAGCTTCGCAAATTTATGAGCAATAGAAATAGAGTAATTGATTATAATTTTAGCAGTAAGTTATTAATACCTTTTTGGAATTACAATACAAGTTATGCAAACTACTATTTTTTAAAAGTAAGATATAATAATTCAACAGGTTCATGGTATTATGTACCAAATTGTCAAATATCTCCTATTTCAAGTGCTGCTTCTTGGTGGCAATTAGACATAGGAGTTGAAGCATTATCTTTAACATTATTTGAAGATTATCTACCTAATTCTTTTGATAGTTATGATGCTATTGAAGTAGGGATATTTAGTCAAAGTGGTTCAACCGGAGATGGAACTTTATTAGATAGTGTTTTATTAAAAAGAAGCTGCAACCCTAATTATAGTCCTATTAATCTTTATTTCATGAATATTTATGGAATGTTTGATACAGCTTGTTTCAATTTAGTATCAAAACTTTCATTAGATACAGAACGCAAATCTTATACAAAGCTTAATAAGTCATTTGGTAATACTTCAGTAGATTATTTCACTTCTGTTAATTCAGGATTTTCAACAATGGCTACTGATGTTTATAAAGAATCTAAAATAAACTATTCAAGTAAAACGAATTGGACATACAAATTAACAATGGATTATCCTTCGGATGAAAACTATGAATGGCTGTCTGAACTTATTTTAAGTCCACAGATTTACGCTGAAATAGACGGAGATTGTTATCCAGTAACTATAAAGAATACTAACTACGAATACAATCAAGCAAGGGTTAATGGATTGAAACCATTAGAAATTGAAATAGAATTAAATCAAACAAGATACTCCTTTACAAGATAATTTATGGTAAGAATATTTTTAGAAGATAATGAATTAGATGTTTACGATAATTTCAGTCATCAGGTAACTTATGCTGTTGATGATATTAAGAATCTTGATAGTAAAAGTACAGCATATTCAAAAACTATTATCATTCCAGGTACAAGTAAAAACAATGCTTTACTTGGTAATATCTTTGAGATTCACAATGCAAACTTTACTGTTGACGGAGCTAAAAATATAGGATACAATTTCAATGCTACTAAATCAGCAAAAGTAATAGTTCAGGCAAATGGAATACAGATAATAAAAGGAGTATTAAGATTATTAGAGATAGTTATTGATGGTTCATTAATAGAATACGAAGTAGCTATATTTGGCGAATTAGGTGGTTTTTATTCAAAGTTAGGTGGTAAGAAATTAGAAGATATTGATTTATCAATTTATAATCATACTTATAATTATACTAATATTTCAAACAGTTGGAATTATTCTTATACTTATACAGGATCAATGGACTTCATAAATAATACGCTGTATATTTTTGATATTAAAAATTTTAATTTAAGTGTAGGTCAAAGTTTTACAATAGGTTCAGCAGGTGGGAATAATGGAACTTATACAGTTGTTTCTTATTCTTATTATGGTAATAAAGCTACAATAACAATATCAAGTAACTGGTCATCACAAGCAAACTATTTAGCAGCTACAATAGCATTCAATCCACAGGGATACGGATATTATTATCCTTTAATAGATTACGGTAATGTCAGCACAGACAAAGTAGATTATGATGTTAAAGCATTAAGACCTGCTATTTATGCTAAAGAATTAATGGATAGAATAATAACCAATGCAGGTTATACATGGCAAAGCAATTTTTTAAACGATACTTTATTTGAGAATCTAATTATCCCTAATAATCAGAAAACATTTGAAGTATTAAAGACAAGATTATTCACAGGACTTACACAAAGTTTTTCAGGTACTATTTCAAACAGCGGATTGAGTATATCAAATACAGCGGCTTTTGTCAATATGACAACATCTGATAATATTAATTATACTTATACTGGAACGACAAATAACTTCAATGTAAATTATAATGTAACATTTAATACATTAAAATTAAGTTCAAGTTCATTCAATTTTGATTTAGGATTTAAGATTATTCTTTATAGAACAAGAGGAGCTACTACTTCTGTTCAATATATCAGCCCAAATTATACTTATTATAATTATAAAGGAATTGGAAGTGGTATAAGTTATCAAGCTCTTGTTGATATAAACTTTACATTCACAACTTCAGGAATAGATTTACAGAATAATGATGTTATTTTCTTTCAGATAGTTTCAGATATTTCAACTACTAATTTTAGTGGAAGTTCAACACAAGCGAATACTTTAATAACTATTGATTCAGCAGTTCCTATTATGCTTCCTGTTTCAGTAGGAGATACAGTTCAGTTGAATAACTGTATGCCGCAAAATATACTTCAAAAAGATTTCTTTACTACCATAATGAAGATGTTTAATTTAATGGTAAGTGAAGATAAACTTGTTGAGAAGAAATTAATCATTGAACCTTATAAAGATTTTTATCAAACTGATCCATCAACTTATTTAGATTGGACCGATAAAATAGACAGAAGTAGTCCGATTAGAATAAAACCAATGTCTGAAGCGAATGCAAGGGTTTATAAATTGACTTATAAAGATGATTCAGATTATCATAACGAAACATACAAAAAGAAATACAACGAGAATTACAGTAGTTTAACTTATGATAATTTACTTGAATTTTCAAAGGAAACATCAACAGTTGAGATTCTTTTCGGTTCAACAGCAATAGTAGGATATACTGGAAAAGATAAGAAAGTATCTACAATCTATAAATTAAACGGAACAACTGAAGATTCAACTGCAAGTGTTATAAGGATACTTCAAAAAAATAACATAACAGTGGGAGCTTATAAACTTTACAATCCATTGTCAAGTTCTACTTTGTATGTATCAGGGATAACGAATTTTCCTTATGCAGGTCATTTGGATAGTCCGAATAGTCCTACAATAGATATATCATTTGGAGCTCCTAAAGAGGTTTATTTTACAACTACAACTTATCCTTCTAATAATTTATTCAATACTTATTACAGTCCTTATATCGCAGAAATAACAGATAAGGATTCAAGATTAGTAACTATGAAGATAAAGCTAACTGAAGTTGATATTTATAACCTGGACTTCAGCAAGTTAGTTTTTGTAGATGGGGTTTTATATAGAGTTCAAAGAATTATTGATTATAGTGTAGGAGAATTGTGTACAATAGAATTATTAAGAGTAATAAACGTAACATATTAAAAATGGCAAAAACAGTAGTAGCATTAGAAGCTTCATTTGATAGCAGTCAAGCAGAAGGAAGTGTAAAGAGTTTAAAAGCTCAATTAAAAGAAGCACAGGCAGAAGTTGCAACAATGGCTGATAAATTTGGAGATACTTCCGTTCAGGCAGCAACAGCAGCAAAGAAAGCAGCAGAACTTAAAGATAGAATTGGAGATGCTAAAGCATTGACAGACGCATTCAGTCCTGATAAGAAATTCCAAGCATTTAGTTCAGCTTTACAGGGAGTAGCAGGTGGATTCGCAGCAGTTCAGGGAGCACAAGCTTTATTCGGTAGTGAGTCAAAAGATTTAGAAAAAACACTTGTAAAAGTTCAAGCAGCAATGGCATTAAGTCAGGGTTTGAGCTCTATAACTGAAAGCATTGATGCATTTAAAAATTTAGGAACTGTTCTTAAAAATTTATCAGTAGTTCAAAAAATTTCTGCTGCTGCTCAAAAAATTTGGAATGCAGCAATGGAAGCTAATCCTATTGGAGCTATTATATTAGCTATTACATTATTAATTGCAGCCGCTACTGCTTTGTTTAAATATTTTAGTAATAGTACAAAAGCTGCAAAAGAAAATGAAAAGGCAGTTAATGAAAATTCAAAAGCTATTGAGAATCAATCAAAGCAATTACAAAGAAATAGTGATGAATTACAAAGGAATAGTGATTATAAGTTAGCAATGGCTAAAGCTACTGGAATGAGTAGTAAAGCAATTAGAGAATTAGAATTAAAATTAATTGATGAAAAAATAGCAATGGCTGAATCTTCAAGGGAAACAGCAAAAAATGAATATTGGAAAAATAAATTAACTCTAGCTAATTTAAAAGCTGCAGGAGCTGATGATGAATTAATAAAAAAACAACAAGAAAATACTGCTAAAGCAGGAGAAGAATACAGTAAACAAACTCAAAACTTAAATAAAGCAAATCAAGAAAAAGTAGATTTAATAAGAAAGCAAAATGTTGAAATAGCACAAGAAGAAACAAATGCTAATAAAAAAAGTGCTGAAGAAAGAAAAGCAGCAAATGAAAAAAGAAAAGCAGATGCAGCTGAAGCTGCTAAAAAAGTAATAGAAGATACTAAAGCTAATAATGAACAATTAAAAGCAGTAAAACAAGAAATAGAACTATCATCTATAAAAGATGAAAATGAAAGAGCTAAAAAGAAAATACAATTAGATTTTGAAAATGAAAAATTAAAAATACAAAATACAAAAGCATCTGCTGAAAGCAAAAATGCTTTAATAATTGAATTAGAAAAAAAGAAAAATTTAGATATTCAAATAATTAATGATGAAGCATCTGCAAAAGCAGCTGAAAAGAAAAAAACAGATGATGAAAAAGCAGCAGAAGAAAAAAAGAAAAAAGATGAAAAAGATTTAGCAGATAAGAAGAAAAAAGCAGAAGAAGAAGTTAAAATTGAACAAGCTAAAGCTGATCAAAAGAAAGCTATAAATGATGCTGAATTTGGAGCTTTAGATGCAGGAATAGGATTCTTAAAAGTAATAGGAGAAAAAAGTAGAGCTGTTCAAAAAGCTGCTATAATAGCTGAAAATGCAAGTGCAATAGCAAAACAAATTATTGCTAATCAGACAGCAAATATTGCTGCTTTGGCTACTCCACAAGCTGTTGCAACAGGTGGAGCTGCTGCTGCTCCTGTAATAGCTATGAATAACATTAAAACTGCTTTTGGTATAGCTACAACAATAGCTGCAACTGCTAAAGCATTAAAAGCTTTAGGTGGTGGTGGAACAGGTGGAGCTTCAGTTCCAAGTGGTCCAGGTGGCGGTGGAACGAGTGCTCCAATAGCTCCACAAATGAGTTCAACTACTTTAAATCAGGCAGCCATTAACAATTTAGGAAACCAAGCTATAAAGACATATGTCCTTTCTACTGATGTTTCCGGTAATCAGGAACGAATTGATAGAATACAAAGAGCAGCGAGAATCGGACCATAAACACAATTAACCGAAATAAAAAACATAATATATTATGAAGTTACCAATCTACGAACTAAAGATAAGTGAATCATTAACAGATGATGCTGAAGTATCATATGTGGCTTTGGTTGATTTACCTGCAATAAAAAAGGACTTTTTAGCTTTCAATGAACAATTTATTAATCCAAGTAAAGGAGAACATGAAACGGATTTTATTCCACGTTGCGTTAAGTATGTTATTGATGAAGGAAAGGATAGTGAACAAGCTGTCGCTATTTGTAAGTCAATTTGGGCAGAACACTTCGCAGGGGAAAAAGTAAGTATTGATTATGATGATACTTTAAGTACAGAAAGAGGTAAGGAACTTGCTAAAAGATTAATAGGAGAAGGAAAGGTCGTTTATATTATTTCTGCAAGACAAGACAAAGAAGGAATGCTATCGGTAGCAAAGGATTTAGGAATATCTGATAATAGAGTATATGCGACAGGTTCTAATAAGGCAAAAGTTGAAAAGATTAAAGAATTAGGAATTACTAAACATTATGATAATAATGCTGATGTAGTTAAAGAATTAGGTTCTGTCGGTTCAAAGTTTGAAGAAACTTATAGTGATTATCCTAAAAAAGCAATGGAGAATGCACAGATAGCACTTGACTATGCTGAAAAGAACGGATGGGGAGATTGTGGAACTCCAGTAGGAAAGATAAGAGCTAATCAATTAGCAAAAGGAGAAAATATCAGTAGAGATACAATAGCAAGAATGGCTGCATTTGAAAGACATAGACAAAATTCAGATAAGCAATTAGGAGATGGATGTGGTCGTTTAATGTGGTTAGCTTGGGGTGGAGATGAAGGAATCCAATGGGCTCAAAATAAACTAAAGCAAATTGATAAGGCAAAACAAAACTTTCAGATTGTCAGCGAAGATGAACATATTATAAGTGGTCCTTTGATGATTGCTGACATGCCTATATACCGTAATAATGAAAAGTTTGGGGAACATTATGTTACTTTTTCAGCCGATACGATTAAACAGATAGCTATAAAATTTGCTAAAAAGAAATATCAAAATCATGTGAATTTAATGCATGATCCTACAATGATAGTTGACGGATGCACCATGTTTGAATCTTTTATCGTAGATAAAAATAGGGGAATAATGCCTATGAAGGGTTTTGAAGATATTGCAGACGGTTCATGGTTTGGTTCATTCTACGTTGAGAATCAAGAAGTTTGGGATAACATTAAGAACGGAGCTTTAAAGGGATTTTCAGTAGAAGGATTGTTTGATTATGAGCAACCTGTTAAATCATTAAGCTATGAAGAACAGGCACTTAAAAAGATATTTGAACTTCTAAATACAACTATTTAAAAAAATAAACATTATATAGTATGACACCAAAAGAAATCATAGAAGCATTACGTTTAACTTTCAATGAGTTAGTTAATAACGAAGCAGCTCCAGTTGCTTTATCTACTTACAAATTAGTAGATGGTACTGAAGTTGAAATAACTGAATTAGCAGTAGGTGGAATCGTAACAATCGCAGGAACTCCTGCTCCTATCGGAGATCATCAATTAGAAGATGGTACAGTTATAACAGTAGGAGATAATGGAGCAATAACTGCAATCGTTCCTGCTCAACCTATGCCTGAAGAAGCTCCACCAATGGTTGAAGATATGACAGCAAGATTTGCTGCTTTTGAAACAGCCACAAACGAAAAATTTGCTTCTTACGAAGTTAAGTTTTCTGAATATGAAGCTAAACTTAAAAAGGCGAATAAAGTTATTGAAGGTCTTTTGAATTTAACTCAAACTCTTGCAGAAGCTCCAACAGGAACTCCTGATCCAATAGTAAAAACAACAAACAACTTTAAAGAAGAAAAAACTGAAAAGAATTATTCAGTATTATTTAATTAATTAAATTAACAAAAAATGGCATTATCATTTTCAGGTTTAAGTGCATATACAAAGCAACTTGTACAACCTTTATTGACTTCAGCTGTAATAGGTGCTAAAAGTCAGAAATTAATCATGGATAACGGTATCGTTCTTACAGGCGTTAAAGGACCTACTGCAATTCCAACAATGGATACAGATGCTGTATTCGCAACTCAATCTTGTACTTTTGATGCTTCAGGAACTACAACTTTCTCTCAAAGAACAGTTACTCCTGGTAAAATCAAAGTTGAAGAAAAAATCTGTCCTAAAGATTTGGAAGCTTACTACACAATGGAAGCTTTACGTGCAGGTTCTACTTACGAAGATTTCGGAAGTGCTGATTTCGCTGCTGCTTATCTTGCTAAAAAGAATGCAAGAATCGCTGCTCAACTTGAAACTGCTATATGGCAGGGAGATAGTGCAAGTGCAACTGCTAACCTTAATAAGTTTAACGGTCTTTCTAAACTTATCGTTGCAGGTTCTCCAGTAGATGCTAACGTATCAGGTTACACAGGTGTAAGTGGTTCTGCAATCGCAACTGTAACTGCTTCAAACGTAATAGCTTGTACTGAAGGTATCTACAAAGCAATACCTGCTGAAGTTATGGCTAAAGGAGATGTTAGAATCTTCGTAGGTTACGATTGGTTTAGATTGTTAGTTCTTGCTTACAGAGCATTAAATATGTTCTCTTACAATCCACAAGATGCTAACTTTGAAGGTTTTATCTTACCTGGAACAAACGTAAAAGTTGAACCTGTAAATGGTTTGAACGGAACAGGAGATGCTTTCGCTATCAGTTTGTCTAACATGGTTCTTGCAGTAGATTTAGAAGCTGAAGAAACTAATTACAAATTGTGGTATAGCGAAGATAACAATGATGTTAGATTCCGTGCAGAATTTAAAGTAGGTGTTGACGTAGCTTTCACTACCGAGTGTGTGAAGTTCATCGCAGCTATCTAATAAATAAAAATATCTAATAACTAAAAGGGTGGTGCAAAAAACACCACCTTTTTTTAAACCTTAAAAATATGCCGTGTGCAATAACTTCAGGATACACTATTGACTGCCGAGAAATCGCAGGTGGTATCCAAGCAATTTGGGTAATATCCAATGCTAACCTTTATGATGCTTCAGGCAATAGCCGAGTAACTGAATCTTCAGGTACTGTTACAGCTATGACTAAAGCTACCGGAACTCGTTTCTACAAATTTGAAGTTCCACGTTCAACTGCTTCTGCTTCTTCAAATCTTACAGGATCAATGGAGAACGGAACAATCTTCTACACACATTCAGTAGAGTTCCCTATCAATTCAAGAACAGCGACTATCAGAAACACTATTAGCACTTTAGCTAAAAATCGTTTGACTTTTGTAACTCTTGATTTAGACGGTGTTTATCGTATGTATGGTAAAGATTACGGTCTTTATATGGATTCAACTGAATCAGGAAGTGGAACAGCTCCTGGCGATAGGAACGGTTCTGTATTGAAATTTACTTCAATGGAGAAAGATGATTTTTTAGTTGTTAGTTCTTCTGTTGCAGCGAATTTAGAAGTAGCAGGTTAATAAATAAATAAACAAAGTGTAAGACCACCGACCGATGAAAGTCGGTGGTTTTTTAATGACCATGATAATACTAACAAAAGGAGAAACAAAGGATTTGATTTTTACAGGTAGCGAATCTGCTACACTGACTAATCCTTATTTTTTATTTGTTTTTACAAACAGAATTACACAGGAAGTTGTTAAATTTGTAGCGACCAATTCAAGCACTACTTTAAGATATGATTCTTATAGTTTTGATGTGAATGATTATTTTGAGAATAGCGAAACTGGATTTTGGACCTACGAAATATATGAGCAAACAAGCTCAACAAACTTGAATCAGTCAGGATTGAATAAAGTTGAAAATGGATATATGTATTTAAATTCAGCAATAGTATTTGAACCTGTAATATATAACGAACAATCAAACACATTTATTACTTACAATGGATAACTATAAACATATAGTCCTTCAGTTTGACCAAGCACAACAGCCACGATTTGTAGAAAAGAAGGGTAAGGGTTGGGTTGAATTTGGAGAATTAAATAATTATCCCGATTATTTACTTGGACTTTATAACGAATCTCCTAAACATGGTGCAATCGTAAAAGGAAAATGTAATTATATCTATGGGAAGGGTTTTGAAGTACCAGGTTCAGCCAATGGTAAGGATAGTTGGAATGATGTAATGAAAAAAGCTATTAAAGATGATGAACTTTATAGGGGTTTTTATTTACAAGTTATATGGAACAGATTAAAGCAAGTTTCTGAAGTTTATCATATTGAGTTCCATAAAGTAAGGGTTAGCAAAGATTTGACTAAATTTTACGTTAAAAACGATTGGACTGACTATAAAGAAAAGCCGAGAGAATACGAAGCTTTCAATGTGAACAATCCTTATGGAAGTCAGATTTTCTACTACAAAGAATACAATCCTTCTTCAGAATATTATCCTTTACCTTCTTACTTTCAGGCATTAAATTATATTGAATCGGATATACAAGTAAGTAGGCATATTTTAGGCAATGCAAATCAGGGATGGGTAGGAACTAAATTAGTAAATCTTAACAATGGTGATCCTTTAGAAGAAGAACATAAAGGAGATGTTGAAAGGGATATATTAAAGAAATTCACAGGCAGCGAAGGTAAGAGAGTTGTTATCATGTTTAACAAATCTAAAGACAATGCTGCTGAAATATTGGACTTGGGTTCAACCATGTTGACAAAAGAAGATTTCACAAATGTGAATAATCTAATACAGCAAGAAATATTTGCAGGTCATCAGGTAACAAGTCCATCTTTATTTGGTATAAAAACAGAAGGGCAGCTTGGAAGTAGGAATGAAATTAGAGATGCATACGAAATCTTTAATAATACCTACGTTCAGGAAAGACAGCAGGAGATGGAAACCATCTTCACAAAGTTTAGAAATCTAAAAGGCGAGAAAGGAGAATTTACTATTATTCCGGTTGAACCTTTGAAATTTGAATTTACTGAAAATATCATTGCTGCTAACTTAACTCAAAACGAGATTCGTGAATTAATGGGCAAAGAACCATTACAAGCAGGACAGGTTACTTCAGACGGTCAAATAGTGGTTGTAAATCCTGAAACTGAAAAGGTTATAAAACCTTCAGAAGTTCAGCAAGTTCCAATGAATGATGCTTTGAAAAATCTATCAGGCAGACAATATCAGAATGTTATGCGTATAGTTAGGCAGTTTGGGAACGGCAAACTAACAAAACAACAAGCTTCTTTGATGCTTAAAAATGGCTTCGGATTTAC